TTCCTTTACCTATTAATTCAACTAATGATTCTGTAATAAATCAAATACCTCACGCTTCTAATAGATCTAAATCATCCGATAATAAACCGGCACCTCCTTTTGTTACTCCCGGAAATACCTTCCCTAAAAGACCTTATACTTCCAACTTTATGCAACCCTTTGAAGGGGACACTACTTTCACTGGTAGAGGTGGATCTTCTTTGAGGCTAGGTATTGGTTCAGGCCCTCATCCACAGCATGAGGTTCAACCCACATGGAAATCTGGGAAAGCAGGAAATCCGATAACTATAGTGGCTAATAAACCTGTAGGACCGAGTAAACCACTACCCAATGAAGTAAAAGATATACCCAATAGAGAAATAAAAGATTCATTATCCTATGCCATAGAAGACGCAGCTAATGATTTCTCTACTACTTATTGGACTTCTGACCAAGCTTTATCAAGATTTGTTTCGGTTAGAGCATGTCCTTCGCCTTTGTCTAGCATTCCAAGTTTTAATAAAGCTCAATCGGCTACAAACGCTGATAGAATTGTAATGCAAGCAAAGAAAGATGATATGATGTTAATTGCAAAAAAAACATTGTATTTATCAGCTTCAAAAATAAGACTTACTACTGATAGGAATGATGTAGATTTTGATGACTTAATTGATTTTGTACTAGGTTTGTGGGATGGATTAAAAAAAATAGCTGGCCCAAACGGTATAATTGTTGCACCTAATTTACCTTCTATTATTTCTCCTATTTTTCCTACTATAGCTTCTTTGGCTAGATACACAGTTATCCCTCGTTGGGGAGGAGGATGTCCTCAAGGATTTCCACAACCTCCCGCATTACCTGCGAATTTTAAATTAGGAACTGATGGATTATCTAGAGTAGCTCCTACAGGCTTTACAAATAGCATATCGGGAATGGATGGTAAAACAGGAGGTTCTGTAACCGCATCTCCTGATATGCCCGGAGGATCTGATTCTACCACAAATTCAATAGGTAATCCATCTGGAGACTTACCTGATTTATCTATAGATTCTAATATATCTCTTCCGGATGTTAAACTACCCGGAACTCCCGGCGGAGCTAGTAATCCTAACACATCTCCTACTCCCGAAGTTGGCGGAGATTCAACTGAACCAGATGGAACTCCGTCAAATACACCGGGTACACCTCAAGGCGAAGGGACTTCCTCACCTCCCGGTACTCCCGGCGGTCCCGGCGGTCCCGGTGGTCCTGGAGGTCCTGGCACAGGTAATCCGAATAGCGCTCCCGGAGAACCGGGTGGTCCTGGCGGACCTAATGGACCCGGAGGACCTGGATCTCCCGGCACTCCCTTTGATTCAGAAACAGACTTGATAAACATACCAATAGATTACATATATCCTGATGGCAAATGTTATGGGCATTTATTTAAGATAGTTTCTATTATTAAAAGCAAAAGAACTCAAGCAATAATTTCAGATGTTGTGTATTTAATACTTGTAATAAAAGAGAATTGTAAACCGGGATGGTATATTATAGGAGATAAATTCAAGTATAACACAGATATAGAAAAATTACTTTCAACCAACTTGTTTATATTAGAAGAATCTATGCTTGTAGAAAAAAAGATATTGGTTAATTCAGATTGTATAAGAAAAGAACTAGAAGTTACTTTATATGAAGATAATTACGCTCATTTATCTCACGAATTAGTGGACTTAAATAAAATAGTAGAGGTTAATTTTTAAATTTATTATGTAGTTTAAATATTTATTATAAACATGGACAAGAATTCACTTATAAAATACTTAGTAAAAGAAATATCTCAGGAATTAAAAAAAGAGATAAAATCTATAATTAGAGAAGAATTTAATAATATATATAATAAAAATACAAGTACTGTAGTAGAAAATAGTTATGCTAGAGAACAAAAACCAGTTAAATCTAATAACTCCTTAGATTCTCTTCTATCAGGAACTATACCTTTTAACAGTTCTGATATGGATTACGGTCTTTTAGTAACTACTGAGAATACAGATATATCTAATTATTCTTATAAAAATGAACCTTTAATTGATATGGATGGAAAAGTTGTATTACCTTCTTCAGAAGGGAGTAATTTAATGAGTAAATTACTTTCTAGAAACTATACATCTGTATTGAAAAAAGCGGAAAAAATAAAATAATGGCTAGAATAATATACAAGGCGTATCCGCCTGATACGAAATTAGATAAAGCCGTTGGAATTTTATTACCTTTCAATAGAAATACCTTTGTTAAAAGTGCTTTAGAAGCTTATAATAAAAAACCATCAAGAGATGTAGGACCTTTTAAACTATCTTATACTACTGAAGAGCAGGCAATTAGTAATTTAATAAATTTACTAATGACTAGAAAAAGCGAACGATATATGCAACCTAATTTTGGAACAATTCTCAGAGATTTTGTATTTGAGCAAAACAGTTCGTTTAATAGAGGTTTTTTAGAGTCTTCATTAGAGGAAGATATAGGATTTTGGCTTCCTTACATAGTTCTTAAGGATTTAAGTGTAGGTATCGGAGGTAATCAAAACTACGGGTATTCAGAGCAAGAAAATTCAGTTAATGTAAGAATCACATTTTCTGTTACAGAACGAGGTGCCAATAGAACAATAATAATCTATAATTCGGGTAATGATTTAGCCGCTGAAATATTATAAAAATGAGTAAAAGAAGTAATTTAATTAGTAAGGATGTAAAATATGTAAATAAAGATTTTGGAGAATTCAGACAATCTTTAATAGATTTTTCTAAGAATTACTTTCCTGACACTTATAATGATTTTAATGAAGCATCTCCTGGTATGATGTTTATAGAACTAGCTTCTTATGTAGGAGATGTTCTATCATTCTATACTGATATTCAATTAAGAGAATCTTTGTTATCCACCGTACAAGAAAAGATAAATCTATATAATATTGCTAATTCTTTAGGATTTAAGCCATCTTTAATTACTGGTGCTTCCGCAGATTTAGATATATACCAGATAGTTCCTTCTACAGGTAATGGACCTAATAATAAACCTGACTTTAAATATGCTTTATCAATAGATTCTAATTTGGTAGCTTCAAGTGGAGAAAATATAACTTTTAGAACAATAGAATCTGTTGATTTTAGGTATAGTTCTTCATTAGATCCTACAGAAATATCCGTTTATTCTATTGATAATTCGGGAGAAGTAGAAAATTATTTATTTAGGAAAAAAGTAAAAGCTGTATCGGGAACTATTTTATCAAGACAATTTAGTTTTGCGTCTCCTAAGCCTTATGATAAAATTACTTTACCTGAAAATAATGTTCTTGAAATATTAAGTGTAACAGACTCAGATGGAAACAAGTGGTACGAAGTGCCTTATTTAGCTCAAGATACTATACCAATTCCAATACAAAATTTACCGTATAATGATCAAAATTTGTCTCAATACAGAGATTCCGCTCCATATCTATTAACTTATTTGCAATCAGAAAGAAGATTTGTAACAAGACTTAGACTAGACGATAGAACTGAAATACAATTTGGTGGAGGTGTAAGTAGTGAAGTAGATGAAGAAATAGTTCCTAATCCTTTTAATGTAGGGTCTGGATTAAATTATTTTGAAAGGGTTATTGATTTAAGTATATCTCCGGAAAATTTTTTATATACAAAAACTTACGGTTCAGCCCCTTCAAACACTACTCTTACGGTACAATATACTATTGGTGGTGGTATTCCTGATAACGTCTCTGCAAACTCTATAACTACTATAACATCAATAAACGTACTAACTCCTTTAGGTGCTTTAGATTCTACTTTATATAACTCATCTGTAGGTTCCCTTGTCATAAACAACCCGGAACCAGCTAGAGGAGGTATATCAGATAAATCAATAGAAACATTAAGAGAAGAAGCTATAAATCATTTTGCCTCTCAGAACAGAGCAGTAACAAAAGATGACTACATGGTTAGATGTTATACTCTTCCTCCTAAATTTGGAGCAGTAGCTAAAGCTCATATTGAAAGAGATGCACAAACTAGAGCTTACGGAACTTTTGATTTTATCCCAAATCCATTATCATTAAATTTATATTTATTAGGATATGATAATAATAAGAACTTTACTCCTTTAAATATGGCAGTAAAAATGAATCTTAAAAATTATCTGTTACAATACAGGATGTTAACCGATGCTATAAATATAAGAGATGCTTTTATTATAAACCTAGCTATAAGTTTTGAAATATTAACATCTGCCACATATAATTCAAATGAAGTTCTATTACAATGTTTGTCTAATCTAAGAGATTATTTTTCTAATGATAAAATGCAAATAGGTCAACCTATTTATATAAGTGAAGTTATGTGTTTAGTTAAGGATGTTCCCGGCGTTAAAAATATATTAGCTTTTGATATACACAATAAATATAAAGAAGACGAAGGGTATTCCGGAAATTATTATGATATTGCTACAGCAACTAGAAATAATATATTGTATCCCGCTTTAGACCCTTCTATTTTTGAAGTTAAGTATAAAAATAGAGATATATTAGGAAGAGTAGTAAATCTATCATAAAATGCAGCATTCAGTATACCCTATAAAAGACGCAACTATTTACGAGAAAAAGCCTGACACGAATACAGGTTTAGATCAAATAATAGAATTAGAAAAAATAACAGCTAAAACAATTGATTCTGATAGCGTTTACTGGAATAATAATTATAATTCTAGAATATTGCTACAGTTAGATATTAATGAGATAAAAAAATTAATTCAAAATGGTACTGTAAAAAAAACAAATAAGTATTATCTTAACTTGTTTTCTGCCCATGCTGAAAATTTATCTTTATCTTATTCTATATATGCATACGCAGTAAGTCAATCTTGGAATCCAGGAAAAGGTTATTTTATTGCTACACCTCCGATAAAAGAAGGAGTTTCTTGGACTTATAGAGACGGCTATTTTGATAGCACAGGTAAACAATGGGCTTCTAGTTCGTTTGTTGCAGGAACTACCGGTTCTTACGTTACGCAAAAAGGAGGAGGTAATTGGTATTATCAAAATGGATATATAGCTTCTCAGTCTTTTGATCAAGAAAATCCGGATATACGAATGAACATTACTGATATTGTTCACAAATGGATTTCAGGATCTATTCCAAACAACGGTCTTATTATAAAAAGGAGTCATAATGATGAGAAGAGTTCGGAGGAAATGGGATCAATAAAATTTTTCGGAAGGGAAACTCATACTATATTCATTCCAAGATTAGACATTGTATGGAAAGATTCAGACTTTTCAGGAACATCATCATTCGCACAAGTACCAAATGAAGATTTTATCATACATTGCAAAAATAAAAGAGCATCTTATTTTCCAACAGATAAAACAAAATTTAGATTCTTAGTAAGAGATAGAATTCCAGTAAAAACATATGCAACATCATCAAATTACATAACAAGTAAAAGATTACCTACATCATCCTATTATGCTATACAAGATGAACAAACATCCATGTATGTTGTTCCATTTGATGATAACAATGTAATAAGTTGTGATAATAAAGGAAATTATTTTAAAGTAAATTTCAATACATTTCTTCCTAATCGATATTATAAAGTAATAATTAAAGTGAAAATGAATGGAGGAGACATTGAAAAAACAATTGATGATTCTATATATTTTAAAGTTAGTAAATAGTGGAAGAAAATAATATAATAAATATACATAGATTATCAGATCCAAATAATAAAAGGACAGGTCCTAACTTATCTACTGGAGAATTTACCTATTTAAATGGAGACATATATAAAGGTCAATATCATGTGGATGAGTATGAAAAATACATGTCTGGCAGATTTACTACGGAAGAGTCTAAAGAATTAATAAAAATTGGAGATGCATTAGATGTCAATAATAAATTAGAAATATCTCTTCCCGTCCCAAAAAATGAAATTAGCACACCTGGTGAAACCGATGATTATGTAAATTATAAGATTGTTAGAAGATACGAAGGGAATGTAGAAAAAGTCATATTTGGAACAATAAATGAAAGATTGCCTGAAATAGAGGGACAAAATAAAAACAGATATTCCACTGAAGATATAAAAAAAGCTAATAAACCAAAATTAAAAGTAAATCTTAAAGGAATAAAATATGTCCCAATAAGTTACAAATTACAAGGAACTACTTTATCTGTAGATCCTGGATATTATTTTATTAGACCTGAAAAAGTTATCGTTTCTGACTTTATACTTTCTAAAATAATTGATGCAAATTTTAATTATTTTATCGGAGGGAATAATCAAGCATTAACAGATATCTCGGTATGTCTTGTACCAAATAATGAGACATTGGAAGTTATGATGTTTGAAAGAAATAAAACATATAACGATGTAATATCTGTCGAAAGAGTAGATTTCTCTGAATTATCAACTTACCCACTAGGTACTTTTATCAAAATAGCTGAAGTAGGTGCAAGACCTTTAGAAGGATACACTTATTATTTTATAAACACTAACAACAATGGAAATTGCTTCGATTTATCTTCCTCTTGGACACCCGCTGTTAGAAAGAAAGTAAGAAACATTATTGATCCTATGGTTCCAATTATTAATAACATACCTTCGACAATTATTAATAATATTCCGGCCGAACCTTTCGTTATTATTGTTAGTGGTTCTGAAGGAAGGCCCGGTAAAGATGGTAAAGATGGATTGAATGTAGTCGGAGGAGGCTCAATACCTTTACCTGGACCTCAAGGACCTGCTGGACCCGCCGGTAAAGATGGTAAAGATGGCAAGGATGGTAAAGATGGAGCTAATGGACCTAGTGGAGCTAATGGACAACCCGGAGCTAATGGACAGAATGGAACTAACGGATTACCCGGACAGAATGGTCAGCCGGGACAGAATGGTCAACTTGGCGGACTAGGACCAATAGGACCGCAAGGACCTGCTGGACCTACAGGAGCATCCGGAACTAATTCTCTTTGTCCTGAATGCCCTAAAAATAATACAGGTGGAGGAACAGGTCCTGGTACCGGAGGAGGAACAGATACAGGTGGAGGAACAGGTCCTGGTACCGGAGGAGGAACAGATACAGGTGGAGGAACAGGTCC